CGTAAGAAATGCTTATATTTTTTATACGAGTGAATTATATGACATTAGAACTAAAAAAATTTGATATGCGTCAAATTAAATTTAAACCCAATGAAAATGCTGGTCCTGTCATTGTTTTAATTGGACGACGTGATACAGGCAAAAGTTATTTAGTACAAGATTTATTGTTTTATCAACAAGATATTCCTATAGGAACAGTTATTTCAGGAACAGAAGCTGCAAACGGTTTTTATAGTAGTATTGTGCCTAAATCTTTTATCCATGATGAATACAATACTACAATTATAGAGAACCTACTTCGCCGACAAAAAAAAGCGTTGAAAGACATGAAAGAAGATATGAAGACATATAATAAAACCACCAAAGACCCACGTCTATTTGTAATTATGGATGATTGTTTATATGACCAAACGTGGACTAGAGATAGAATTATGCGTGCATTATTTATGAATGGAAGACATTGGAAAGTAATGCTAATTATAACTATGCAGTATCCTTTAGGTATTCCTCCTAATTTAAGAACAAATATTGATTATGTTTTTATATTAAGAGAACCTTATTTAGCAAACAGAAAACGTATTTGGGAGAACTATGCAAGTATGTTTCCTACATTGGAAGCATTTTGTACGGTAATGGATCAAACTACACAAAATTATGAGTGTTTAGTAATAAATAATAATTCTAAATCAAATGACATAAGAGATATGATATTTTGGTATAAAGCAGAAAATCACCCTGATTTCAGGTTAGGAAATAAAGAATATTGGAACGCAAATAATGATTCAGATGACTCGGATGATGATGATATTTATGACCCATCCAAAGGAAAAAAGAAAAGTGCTCAAACAATTAATGTAAAGAAAACAAAATGGTAGTTTAAGAAAATATATTCTTATAAATTATACGTTATGCCAAGAAAAACGAACAAACGAAAATCTTTAAAAGGTGGTTTTTGGCCTTTTAGTAGTTCATCTAACGTTTCTCAACCAGAACAGCTAGACGCGAGTGGAAACCCTGTAAAAAAAGGGTTTTTTACAATTTTATTTGGTAATTCAAGTTCAAAACAACAGCAACCACCAAAACCAGAAACAATACCGAAAACAGAAACAATACCAAAAACAGAAACAATACCAAAACCTGAAGAACCAATACAAACAATTGAAAAAAAACCTGAATTTTTAGGTGGAAAAAGAAAAAACAAGTCCAATAAAAAATCAAAAAAATCAAAAAAAAATAAAACCATAAAGTCAAAAAAATAAATTGAAAATAAAATACATAAGTTATTATTTTCAATTATCAACCCAAAAATATCTAAGCTATTCCTTTTTATTTTTCATTAATGTATCTCTTAAAATCTCATTACGCATATTTACCGATGCAGAGTCTGCTACTTCACGATCATCGAAATTAATCTTTTCACGAACACCTACTAGGTCTCCTTCTTCTGTTAATGTTTGAGTTAATACGTTTCCACTCTTTTTAGCTAATTCAATATTTTCTTGAATTGCTTTCTTCTTAGTTTCTTTAATTCGTCTTTCAAACTCTTCCTTTGCCTTTTCTTCGTTCTTCATTTTTTCACTATACAACTGATTCAATTCTTCCTCCATAAACTCAATCTTACCAGTTTTGTATGCATCTGGGTCCCAGCACATCCATACACCAACTGGACCAATATGTGTAGTATGATTTGGATCAAACTTCATAATCTTTTCTTTAGTATATTCTTTAGCTTCTTCTTCTGTCTTAAATACACCACGTATTTTCAAACCACGAACAGATGTCTGGAAAGCATGGTCTTTATTGAATCTTTCATTCAAAGCTTCTTCGTTTTTATCCATAAAGTTCTTGAAATCATCTTCCAATGATGACTCTTTTAGTTTAATCTCCTCTTCTTTTACAAATTCATTATAATCATCCATAATATCGTCTACTTTAATATTGTATTTGTATGAAAGAAAATGAAGGAAATCAAAGGTTTTTGACATTGATTTAGTAAAATCCCATTGTTTTACAAATTGTTCAAATAAATATAATTCGCGTTTTTTCAGAATATTTTCTGGTGAAATGAATGAAACAACCGCATACTTTTGTCCGGCAATTGGTGGGTCTTCATCTAATAAGTCAACGTATTTAGGATTTTCTTGGCCGTTTTCTAATGTTTTTCTTTCAAAAGTAGACATAATGATTATGTTATATAAAAGTGTATTCTGTTTAAATATGTTTAGCAAATAATAATTTATTTTTATTTTGTATCAAAGTATTTTTTTGTTTTATTATAGTATATAATGTCTGGATTTGACTTTAGTGAACTTATCAAACGCGCCATCAAATACATCGTCGAAGGTATTATGGTTGCTATTGCGGCATATGCTATTCCAAAGAAATCATTAAACGTTGAGGAAGTTGTTATCATTGCTTTAACTGCTGCCGCTACATTCTCTGTTCTTGATGTTTTCATTCCAACCATGGGTCAATCCGCACGTGGAGGTGCAGGTTTTGGTATTGGTGCCAACCTTGTCGGATTCCCTCGAGGACTCTAATCGGGTTTTAGTTCCATAAAATAGTTTATATTTAGTTATTCAATTAAATATAAAAATGTTAAACAGTAGCGTGATACTCCCAATCCAAATCCTTACATACTTTTTCCCATATCATATCCTGTTCTATTTGTTTATCGTGGTCTTTCAAAAGCGGTATATACGGTAAATATTGTCTTTGGTCTAATAATACACACAACTGATACAATGTATACGCATAACTGAAAAAATTAACGCGGTCATTTGGACAATGAATAGCCCACGGCTGTTGAATCTCAATAAACAAAACACATAATGTTTCGTGGAGTTCTTCGCTCATTATAGGAGGTTTTATTCCAAAAATAGAGTTTATATATTGAATATGTTCGAAATATTTATTATATCCCAGATTTCTTAAAATATCCCTCATTTTTTCGTAGTTTATCTCTTTTGCGACATCGTGAATACGCTCCTTTTTCAAACGGTTCTTTATATCATTTATAACGTTCTCTGGTATTTGTGTCGTTTCTTTTGCCTGAAATTGTGATAATATTTCTTTGAAATGATTCAATCTTATATATGCTGTATAACTTACTTCGTTTGGAGGTTCTTTATTCGTTGGTTTTGAACTATCTACTATATAGGTAATAAAAGAACCACATTGGACATTATTACAAACTAAAATACCGTCTTCTTCTTGGTATATCATTTCGCCTTTCAGACAATAACAACAAACATCCATTGGAATATTGTAATCATTAATATTAATAATCTCATTATTCACATTTTTCCAGTAGTTTTGTATTGACTTTTTAGTGAGGTCTTTGTTCTCTGTATTAACAGTTTCTTCCTTTATTTTGAAAAAGGAATTGAGAACATTCACATTCTTCGTTTCTCCGTTAGACATTTTCTTTTTTTCTTCGAAATACTGAAAAATGAACTTTGAATTTTTAAGAAAATACAGCTTTTTCTCATTTTTCAGTTCTCTTATTTTTTGTTTTATTTCATTTATTTTATCTTTTTTATCGAGATATATTTCAACTCTCGTATTATTCGGATATTTTTTTATTTCCTTTTTAAGAGATTGAAGTTCTAACTCAAGATTAGGAATAGTTTCAGTTTCATGTATATGGAATCTTTCTAGCATTTGACTATGTTTTTTATCAATAGTATGTTGTGATGGGTCATGGTTGACTTTTTTGGAAGACATTTGGAAGAGGGTCTTTACCTATAAAAACATATATTTTCTATATATGTTTTTTAGTATAATCGTTTTGAGATAAAAAACACAATTTTTATTGGTGTAATAAAATATACAAATGAACTGTGATAAAAAAACGTTGATGAAATTAATTTTTATACATAACGCTATTGAAAAAGGATGGAGTGTGAAAAAGGTAGACGGTTCATATATTTTTTTGAAGAAACATGAAGGAAAAAAAGAAGTTTTTATGGAAGATTATTTAGAAAAGTTTATCAATGAAAATATGATGGAAATTATTTAATTTACACCTATATATTAGAAGGTGAATAATTAATTAATAAATAATTTAATTTTTAATTATGTAGGTATTTTACATTAATTATGTTTACTCTCCGAGAAAAAAATATTTAGGAATAGTATAATAAAATGGGAGGAGCCCTTATGCAATTAGTCGCCTATGGCGCACAAGATGTTTTCTTAACTGGAACCCCAGAAATCACTTTCTGGAAGGTATCATACCGTCGTCACACCAACTTCGCAATGGAATCCATTGAACAAACTTTCCAAGGACAAGCTGATTTCGGTCGTCGTGTTACCTGTACTATCTCACGTAATGGTGATTTATGCTACAGAACTTACTTACAAGTTACACTTCCTGAAATCAACCAGTCAATGGCTACTTCTGGAACTGATGGTGTCTATGCTCGTTGGTTAGATTATGTTGGTGAACAAATCGTTGCTCAAGTTGAAGTTGAAATTGGAGGTCAAAGAATTGACCGTCAATATGGTGATTGGATGCACATCTGGAACCAACTTACTATGTCCTCTGAACAACAACGAGGATACTTCAAGATGATCGGAAACACCACTCAA